GCTATGAGCGCTTCACGAATAATGCCGAGGGTGGCATTCTTCTGAAAGAATGCCACCCTCGGCATTATTCGTGAAGCGCTCATAGCTAGGCACCACCAGGGCGATGCGGTTTTTATAGTTCAGCAGGTCTGTCATCGCCTGCTCGAGGCGAGGCACGTCATACACATCGACGCGCTCAAAGACATTTTGCCCTACGAATTCGGGCACCACATAATCATCCGGAAAGACCATCGCCACCAATGCGGCCTGGATGGCTTCGAGCACTTGTTTTGTTGTCAGCCCCATCGTTTAAAAAGCACGTAGCCCCTCCAGAAAGCGGAAGATTGAGAGAAAGGCGGTTTCGTAGATCGTGCGCTGGTCCGGGATCACGGAAGGATCCGGAGCCTGCACCGCACGGCGCCGTAATACGAAGAGCGCATCGAGGCGGCCGCCACCGGTATCCTGCATGAGCACACCCACGGTATCCGGATCGCCGGAGTCGGACTTATCCAGGATAAAGGTATTTTCGAATTCGCGGGCACGCTTACCGTGCGCTCGAGCGTTGATTGGTATGGTGAGCGCTCGTGCTGTCTTTGGAGTGATCACGCCACCCTCGAGGCGTTGGCGGATCCCTTGTTGATTGATCGAGATCGCGGCGCCGGTATTCGTCACCTCATGGCTCACCGCATCACCGGCCGATCGGTAAAAGTGGGTTTTCTTCCCACCAAGCTTATTCGGCTCTTTGTCCTTTTCATAGAGATGCTCGCGGGTGACTTCTGCGATATCGTAGCCCACCAGGTTTCGAATCTCGCGACCCTCCGGAGCATCGCCCACCAGTTCGAGAAATTTGCGGGTCTTATCCGTGCCCGTTTCACTGAGGTTCAGCGTGATCATAGCGACGGCACAAACCTCCCTTCTGAGTTAATAGTCGCGATGCCACTTTCACGAATAGCACGGAGCAACTCGGGGCTCGCGATACGTTTTGCAGAGGCGCTTAAATTGTCGTTAAGGCCTTCTTCAAAAGGTGCGATTTCTGTGTCGCTCTCGATCACACCGAGGCGAATCGCAGTGGCACGGTCGACCGGACGCTTTCTTCGAGTAGAATTGAAGTCGTAAGGTCCGTAACGATTCCCAAAGCGATTAAAACCACCAGCCGAGATTGGCTTGGTCCAGATCGGGTCGTCTTTACGAGCGATCATTCTACCTTCATAGAGCTTGCCACCGGCATTGGGCCATAGCTTGGTTTTCCACTTACGAGGGACTTCTGGAGGTGCACCGACAATAACCAACTCAGCTGCTGGATAAGCGTGCCGGATCTCCGGCGCATCTTCGACCTTTTCGCGGCCATAGGCACGCGCCTGCGCGGCATTGGTATCCAGGATCAGATTCAAACGTCGATCGCTGGAGAGGTCAGTGAGTGATCCAGCCTCGGTGGGATCCGGGCGGTAGCCCAGACGGTCGAGCATGTCACGCAGTTGCACGCGAGCGGTTGCGCGGTCGAGATCCGCATTCACGATCGCTTCCACCGCATCAAGCCCCTCCTGGAGAAAGGCCGCATGCTCCACACCAGCAGAGAAGAAGGCACGCTTCAGCAGCTCGACCGGCAGTTCCTGGAGCGCCCAGCTCCGGAGTGCCGTCGGCATCACGCTCTTCCGAGCGAGAAACTGCATAGCTTCGGTGAATTTCATAGCGAAAGTGGAGGGTTAGAAAGAGTTTAAAGATTCAATCGCGAGACGGAGTCCCTTCCGCTCTGCAGCTACATATTCACCCTCACAGAAATCAGCTGGAACAATTTCGCTTTTGATTCGTTCGCGACATTCTGACAAAGCTGCTTCAGCCGCAGCTATCCATGCTTGAACCTGCTTTTGCTTTGTTGCGTCGTTACGGAACTCAGACCATGTCGGCAAAGGGGATCCATCGTGTGCTTTACCACCAACTGCATTACAGTATTCGGTATACATCTTAGCTGCTAGTTTAGCTGTGCTCATAATTCGTGTGTATTCGTGTAAATTCGTGGTTCCAAATTCAGCGCCTCACAGCCCATCCAGATCGGAGCTCTTGGCCTTGCGTTCGCGGTAGCTCACCACGGTCACACCTGTGCCTCTGGCTTGTTCTTCGCTTTCTTCAATTGGGTCGATCAGGTCGATCTTTCCGTCGGATATCCGCTCCAGGTAGCGAATCGCATCTTTCATCAGACGAGCGCGGCCTTCACTGGGATCTTCGTCGACGCGCATCGGGATCCGCACCGCGATGATGTCGAGCGCATAGGCGATCAGGCTTTCCGGGATCGTGCCATCAAGGCCGAGCGTGTTGTGGGTAGCCACATAGCCGCGCACCTGATCGGTCACCTGGTCAATCGTCGGTTGCACCGGATCCGGCTGACCATCCGCCAGCGCCGCGGCGCGGATGCCCTCCAGCTTCTCACTGTTGATCACAGTGAGCACGTCAGATTCAAGTATGGCTCTCCAAGGCATAAAATTAACAGGAAGTAATGAGTAAAAAGAGGTTCGTCTGAGAAAAGACTCCCCGCCGGGGATCGGACCCGGCGGAGAGGCTTGGTTGAATTAAGCGCTCGAATTAAGAGTCGCTGGTGACTGCCTTACGGATACCGAGTGGGCTCGTAAGCACCGGGATCGAATGGTGAGCCACATAGTAAACATCCAGCAGCGGGTGGCTGGTGTCTGCATACACGGCCACATCGAGGCCACCTTCTTGCGAAGTGACGAAGCGCTTGATGTTGGATGGATCCTCTTCAGTCAGACCTTCGGCAGCGTTGAACATGTAGACGCTGTCCCCCAGATAATTGGCGAGCGCATTGGCTGCTTCGCGGTAGCGAACCTCACCCCAGCTCAAGGCAGTCACCATGAGATACTGAGCAAGGCGCTCTGGAGTCCAATTTACCGAGCTATTAGCGCCGGCATTGTCTTGGGCACGAACTGCCTTGTCCCGGCGATCCCATGCAAGAGAACCGTAAGCGACACGGGTTGGACGAAGCCCTGAGCTGTTCTCAGAGAGAGTCAGCAAACCACGAATATCCGCATCAGGATCACTTGTTCCATCCCACACGAGATTGGAAACGGTGGCCGCCGCATCGACGAGCGCGATGGTGCGGCGAATTTCGTTCCGCTTGAGGCGACGGCGTGCACTGCGTAGCTTGCGACGCACAACTTCCGGACGAGTCTTCTTATCAAGAATGATTTTAAAGCCCTTATGCGGCACTTTCACATTCTTGTTATTGAGCGTATCGCTTGGAATGATACCCATGTCGGCGTTGAGAGCACGGATGTCAGAATCATCATCGTCGGCGATAAACTCGTCGGCGTGTAGAAATTCCTTATAATCCACGCTATCTTCAGTTTCGACGGCTGGAGCGAAGAAGCCGAGAATCTCTTCGATCGGATCCTGGTCCCAGCCACCAACTAGATAGTTGGTCAATTGCTGGTCATAGAAATTCGAGTCGAATTCAGATTCATTTGCAGCGAACAGACCGCCGTTTACTGTTCGGTCTCCTCGGTATTCTGGGAACGCCTCATTAGAGGCAAGGAGTAACAAAGAGACGGGTGTCAATTTGAGAGATTTCATAATAGTATATATTTCAGGTTGTGTGTTGGATCAGCTCAGAGCTTAGGCGACGGCGGATTCTTGCGGTCCGGCCGGATCGTATTCGACGATGGCAGAATCACCGCCAAGGGTAGCATCGCCCGAGGAAACCGCTGTCAGTGCGACTCCAAGGAACCAGGAAGTAGACGCCGCTACGTTTGAGACCTTTCCGTTCGCAGCGGTATAGAGCTCATCGCCTCTTGCGATGGCTACAGCACCGATGCCGAATCCAGTCATTTCGCTACCACGCTCAATTGCGCAGGCATCCCCGACGCCACCCTCATCATTGAAGTAGCCCATTGGGCGATCTGCCAGACCGCAAATATCTGCGGTGCCGGCGGCTGATCCTTCTGTGGCATTCAGATAGCGCTGAGAAACTGCACTTTCGAGCGTGCGAGTCAGCGATTTATGGCGAGTGCGGGCACCGCCGTAGCCGTTAAACGCGAGCATGTCGCGGCGACGATTGGACAAGAAGAGAGAGCCAATCAAAAGTAGAGCAACGAGCCCTAATAAAAGAATGAGAAGAAATGTATTCATGTTAAGATACGATTTGAGTGATAGTGGTTTCGAAGAATTACTTCTTCGTGATCGCGGCTAGTTGCTTCTCCGCGATGTCGGATTTACGCTTTTTATCCTCAGCGAGCTGATTACGGATAGCGGTGACTGCTTGTTCACGATTCAAGCCAGCCTTCATTTTCTGAAGGATCAGCGGCTTCCACTTGGCGTCGAATGCGTCAAGCACTTCAACGGGATCGGCTTTTTTTGCCTTTTGGGCAGCTTCGAGTTTTGCCTTCAATTCGGCATTCTCTGCTTCGAGTTCTTCCTTTGTCATGATGTATTATTCTCCGGGTTGGTTGATTGAAAAAATTGAGATTTATTCTCCGTTGATGACCTTCAGTAGTTTCTTACCTTCAGGTGAGTTCGCAGTCTTGTTGTAGGCTGCGTCGTATGAGCAGTCCTTACGGTTGGCTTCGACCAAATCGTTGAACTGGTCCTGTGCCTCATTCGCAGCGAGCATCCCTTCGCTCTGTTGTTGAGCCAGGTTGCCGGTCACGGACTTGTTCTTCACTGCAGCGCCATCCTTGATTTCGCTAAGTTCGTTGCAGGCCACGGCGAAGTCTGTCGCTTCGACCAGCGTCTTGATGCGCTCGTCCTTTTCGGAGGGGGCGATCTTGCCCGCGCTGAGCGCAGCTTCCACTTCGTTTGCAGCGAGCGTCTCTTTAAAGCCGACGATCGCTTCGTTGGCCGCAGTCAGCTCGGTCTCTGCAGTAGTCTTCTCGGCGGTCAGATCGTTGATCTGCTTTTCCAAGTCGGGGATCCGCTGCGCTTCATTCGAGGCAGTGGTAAAAGGAGCAAAGGCATTATTGACCTCGGTGATCGAGATCGCATCCGGCTCGCCATTAATAGTAGCGTCAATGCGTTCGTTCGGAAACGCCAGGAGCGCGAGGAGTGCTTTGAGCAATTCAGGCTTCATAGTCTTTTTGGATTGTGGGTTTTCGTTCACCGCCACAGCCGTGCGGATGTTTGGAAATTGTGTCAGGCCGATGCTCTTTAATTTGCGAGGCCTTGTGGCAACGGATCCTGGTGTAAGTCGGTATCCTGTGATTTCACGCAGCCACCAGGTTGGGGAGATTTTGAGACCCTGAACTTCTTTCAGAAGACGCTCTCCGAATTCGTTGTATTCTTTGACTCCATACAAACCATCAACCCCAACCTCCAAGGCATCAGCCCGGCCATATTCGCGATTATCGATGTGATCTGGGTCAGCATCCGGGTGACGGTAATAAATCGGGATACCGACCGATCCAATTCCGAGCAGGCCAGTAATAGTCCTTTTAAATCGATTGAGCATTCCGTTATATTCAGAAACGATCTCTTGTGCGGCATCTTCATCGAACACCTGAAGAACTTTCTTCTTCTCTCCGTTGGGTAGGATCGCATTGACGAATTCTTGGCAAAACGGAACCAGAAGAGCCTTCCCCGATTCATTACTAGCCAAGGTCAAAACATCCGGGTTTTCAATGAACGCACACTCAAGGGAATCCTTATCATGCGAATTTTCGTCAGCCTCATTGGCAGCGAGCAGACGTTTCCCGCTTATCGTGGTCTGCAAATACGTTGCAAAATGGCTTAGCGGGGACTTACGACCCAAGACTGCCACTTTCTTGGAGCGGCTTTTTTCGGGCATTGTGTGGCTTTCAACTGTTTTCATTTTTAGGCGGGTAAATTGTCGTTTCATGCTGGCATGCGTTCAGCGGTTAAAACTCCCTTGACGATCTCTTCAGCGAGTAGGTCTTTCAGTCCGGACTCGGTCCGACCACCAGCACGCATCGCTGAGTAAATCGCGGGTAAGTTTTTGCGGAGATCCCGGAGCAAGGCATCAGCATCGAAAGTTTCTTCAGCTAAGTGTGCTTCGATCAGCGCAAAGAAGGGTTGAGCGTCTGCAGCGATGGCCGCACGCATGGCAGCAGCGCGAAGTTCGTCCTGGCTCATTTCATTCGAAGCAGTGGTTTCCGGTTCTTCATCGGGTATTTCCGACTTCTCACTTCCATCTTCCAACTTCTTCGGCGCAGCCGATAGCGTGTCGGCTTCGTCCGTTGGTTCACGTAGGCCGGTCACTTCACGATATTGCGTTTCAGAGACAGCGACGCCGTGGTCGATTGCTTTACCGAACTTCTCTTGCTCTTTCACCTCATCGATATCCATCGGAGGATTGATCACCAGGTAGGCCAGCGGGCGGACATTCTTGCCAAAGCGATGCTGAATCAAATGCCTCCCCAGACCGAGATTGATTTGATTGGCGACAAATTTGCAATCGTGCTCGAGGAGCAAGCGTTCCTGGTCACCCTGGATCGAGGCACCTTTATTGTCTGCACTGATCGTGCTAAGGTCTGCTCCCATCCAGACAGAGGTGATACGGCGGTCCATGCGCTCGATGAGTGCCGGATACGGCAGCTCGTTTCCACCGGCATTCATCTTCTCAACCTCCGTCCCTTCGCTGGCGACAAATCCTAAAATGCCCGCCATCTTCGCGACAGCTTCCTCGCATTTTTTCCATTCATCCGAACCTGGGGCAGCGCGGGTCTTAAAGATCATAGCCAACAGCCCCATGCTCTCGCTGTAAGTCAGCCAGTCACGAAGCGGCATTGTCTTGTAGAGGTATGCGATGCCGGTCGCTTTCATCAGCGGTGGCAAGTCGGTTGCCGAGACCATCCATTCACCAGGCACCATCTCGGAGCCTTCAGTCGTGCTGCCATTCGGAGCAAAGCGCAGGCGGCCGGTAGTGTTCTCAAAGTGGCGCAGAGAAATGCGGATCATCTCAGCGGTGAAAACAGATCCCGACGGCTGCCAGACGATCTCATGCACGGCCTTCTTCTGGCCAACGGCTCCCATGACCTGGCGAAAGAGCAGATCCATGCCGCCAATCACATCGCGGTCGACTACGTCGGTGGCCGTTAAATTATCGTAGCACTCACGCAGTGCTTCCTCATGTCGCTCAGCTTCCGGAGAATCATCTACACGGACGATTTCGTAATCACAGCTTGAGACGTTCATCGAACGCTTCGAAACCACACCGGGGATCACATCATCCCGCTCTGCAATCTCGTCCCAGGCCTCCACAATGTTGTAGAGCCGCCCCATGCGGTATTCCTCCAGCCAGCGGGTCATGTTAGCCGGCGTCAGGTTGCGCACCACATTGTAGCTACCCCAACGCGAGAAGCTGGAGAAGTATCGATCGAGAACTGAAGATTGAGTTTTCATTATTGAACCATGCGGCCGGAGCGATGCCGAGCGACCGAGCTGGGTGTGGTGGGTGCAGAGATGTGGAATTTGAAACTCGGGGCCTTTGCAGCGTGAAGCATGAGCGCTAGCCCCCAGAAGCGGTCAGCGTGACTGTCGCCTTCGCCGTCTTCGTCTTCAGCCAGGTAGCGCTCAGTATCGCCGACAGTCTCTTTCTTAATCATCCGGAGATCCGTCTCGAAAAGCTCATCGTCAGGCACGCGAATGGACCGATCTTCAAATGCGGTTCTCACCGGAGGGGCGAGCATCTGCTTATTTCCGACGGTAAAGGAAATACCCTCCACACGTTCGTCCCCAAATTTTTCGGCGGCACGCTCTGCAAACTGCATACCGATGCCCGTTTCGTCGATCGCACTCCGACTGATCAACGGCATCAGTGGGTAAAGAAGCTTCTCTTGTTTAGAAAAAGCGCAGCCAGCAAACTCGATTACAACCCGCACACAAGTTAAGCCGTCTTTCTTCTCGCCGATGACATCGACCGAAAGGTCTTTCCGGCGAGCAACGTCTTTACCGTGATAGAGATCACCGCCCTTGAACTTAAGAGTTCTCAAGTAGCCCTCGATACCGGAGGGCTGGACTCCTCGAGGAAGCAGATAGCGGATGCGCCCCTTCTTCCCTCGGAAGTCAGTGGTCTCTTCCGTGTGAGCGACCAAGTTATCCTCACCTGTGTAGTAAGACCCTTGAAGGAGATCGTAGGGTAAATAGGTCGTGCTTTCGTCTTCAGGCTGGCACTCGAACTCTTGAAGCGCTCGCTCGCGGGTCGAAGCGGAGTTGATCTCCATGTTGTAATAATCCGCCTCATCCATCTGCATGCGTGGATCATCGTCGGGTAACTTGGTTTGCAGTTTCCAAAGAAACCCATCTTCGAGCGCATTTGTAAGTGTGACTCGGTGGAGCGAGATGCCACGCATTTTCTCGGGCTTCCCACTCTTCTCATCGTTGATCAGCTTGTTGAAGAAATTACCCTTTCCGCGGTGGGTCGAGATGATCGACATCCTTCCGCCCCAGGTGATCGTCGGTTTCGCGATATCGAAAACCATTCTCGGGTCATTACGCAGCGCGAATTCATCCAGACCGACATTGCCACCTTTACCCGCAAAAACATCGGGGTTTGAAGAGATAGAGTTGATCCGCTTGCCATTCGCAAAGCGAAGCACGGAGGCCGTGGCAGACTTTCGTCCGTCATCAAAAAGAATATCAACGTCAAATGCCGACCCTGCGGCTTTATCGAGGACCTTGGCAAACTTCTCGCAGTAGATGATGAATTCTTTAGCCGTAAGATCATCGCGGGAGCTGAACCACGTATCAACCCGGCAGTCCTTAAGGCTCTTTTGTCTTACCTCATCATAGGCGGTTGCGTAGGAAATACCGATGCGCCGACTTTTCTCCATCAAACGGACAAGCGAACGATCCTTTACCCACCTAGTCTGATAAGGAAGGAGGAAAGTGTTGCGCTCCGGGATATTCTTCGCACGACCGCGAAAGCCCTTGGCATGATCTGGACGACGTTTTGCCATTACATCATGTTGAGCTGACGCTCAAGATCCTCCATCTCCTCAAGATCGATACCGCCCTCGCGATTGGCAGCTCGCTTCTTTAGTTCATCAGCAAACGCAGCTTTCTTCTCGAGCAGAGCTACACGCCGTTTATCGATTTCCAGCTTGTCGGACTGCAGCTGCAGCTTTTTGGAGTCACCGATCACCTTAACCAGGCTTACGAGGTCATCTACATCGGCATCCTTGGCCACTGCCAGATTGAACGCACGCTGACCGATGGCAGTGAGTGTGGCCTCGTCAAAATCATTTCCGTCTTCACGCATTACCGAAACGATCTGCTCAGCAGTGGACCGGGCCTTGCGGAAGCGTAGCGAGAAACACTCCTTTTGCCAGAAGTCGGAGATCGCACCGATGGATGTCTTCACGCCGAACTCTTCCGCGATGCGATCTTTCGCGGCTTCGTAGCTCATGCCTTCGTCAACGAGCCAATCAGTCAGAGCGGTTTTTTGCTCTGGCGGCAGGTTGCGAAGCTTCGCGTTGGCGTTGGGTTTACGTCCGGACATT